TAGCCAACCTCAGCGCGGAGGCCCTAGCGGCTGCACGTGATGGGCTCGACCGCAAGATCGATGAGCTGAAGGCGATCCTCGATGACCCGTGGGTCAACGTCATCCGGCTCTGCTCGCTAGCATCGGGTGACAAGGAAGGCTGGAACAATACTGAATGGCAAATTGTCTGGCGTGATACCTCCGCTCGGGCGTTCAGCGCCACGATCGACGCTCTGGGCAAGGCCGCGACCATGCTTGGCATACCAGTCGAGGAACTCTGGAAATGGGTTCCTGGTGCTAGCGCAGATGAGGTCATCTCCTGGGTCAAGGCCAAGCAAGAGGAAGAGGCCGAAGCCGCAGCCAACGAGGCCGTCAAGACATCGATCCAGATGCAGCAGGCTGGCGTACCGATTGCGCCGGTTCTCACGCAGCAGGCGCTAGCTCCGGGTGGTAGTACACCTGGAGGCGGAGGTGGCTCAGCGCCTGGCACACGCGGTGGTACCAACTCGCCCGACGGCACGCCCGCTAACCGCAATTCCGGTACACGTCCGATCACCAACACCGGGCGTCCAACTCAGGGTCCGGCACGCGCATGATAGCCCGCCGTAGCGCGATTTCTCGCGCTCTACCTCCGCAGCTAGGACGGGATACCCGCCCAGGGATGGACGCCGCTAGGATCGCGTCCCGGTACGCATACAATGGCACCTTCGACCGGGCGCTCGCTCTCCGCGAGCGCTACCAGGCCGAGCAGTCTGCACTAGGTCATCAGGCAGTTCAGGTTATCCGCAACGTCTGGGACAACAACATTAATCCTGATCCCTTCTCAGAAAGCTGGCCGGATGCCTACCCGCTCCTGCGCCGTATCATTCTTCATCACTACAGGGCGTCGGCAGCTAGCGCTGCCAAGTTCTACAGAGCTACCTCTGCCGTCCAGGGGCGTGGGGCTATCACGGTCCCGCACGCAGTTGCCGATGTGTCCAGGCTCGATGGGGTTTCAGATGCAGTTGCTAACGGTGCCTTCTACCATCAGCTCAGGAAGCAACAACGTGAGCCGGGCGATGCTTCCCTGATTGCCCGTAACTCGATGTCCGGTGCCGGAGCGCGTTTTGCGCTAATGGGAGGCCGTAATACGGTCATGCAGATGACGGCCATGGACCCGCAGGCAACAGGATGGGAGCGTATAACAGAACCTGATGCCTGCGCGTTCTGCATGCAGAATGCTGCCAAGGGGCCGTTCTCCCCGAGCATGCATGATTTCCATCCGCACGATTATTGCAACTGCGTCGCGGTTCCGCTATTCACCGGCCAGAAGCCTGCCAACGCGGAGTTGAAAATGCAATGGCAGCAAGTGACGCAGGGTAAAACAGGAGTTGAAGCGAGAGCAGCATGGGAGGAATACAATGCCGCCAACACCGCCACACGAGACAGCAGCGGGCAGGGAAGCGGCCCGCAAGAAGGGCGCAGCAATGCCGGCCAAGCCGGGCGGCAAGCCGCGCTACCCAACGCCTAACGTAACATACCTCAAGAAGGCGATCCGCGCCGTCGGGCGAGCACGCCCAAATACGCCAGCCGAGCACGCCAAGGTACGCCGCTATCTCATGCGGCGCGCCAGCGCTCTTGGCGCGTCTCATCTCATACCGCCGTCATGGAAATCATCAGGAGGCAAAGGCTAATGCCTGCAAAACCCAAAGCACCGGCTCCCGGTACCGACTACATCTACCAGCCAGCACACGGCAACGGCTACGGGCAGAACGCTCGTGGAGAAGTGCTCACCGCGGAGATGACCGAGCTGGACCTCAAGCCCGGCACACCCGTCACCGTACATGAGATCGACCCAGAGGGCTGGGTCATTGTCGACTGGGTTGACGACGTCAGCATCGGCCGCCTTACGGCAGTCGAGCCAGTCGAGTTCGACGCCGATTTCACACCGGCCTGACTACACCACAGGAGTCACCATGCCACTGCTTTCAGCAGGACAGATGTTCCAGACCGCTCAGCAGCAAGCTATCAACGCGGTCACCCTCAAGACTCAGAGTCCGGTGGCTGCAGCGACCTACATGGCGCTCAGCACCGCCGCCGCATCAGGTGTTCTCGACTCAACCGCTCTCACGATGGCAGCCGCGAGCATCAACGAGTACGCGACCGCATCAGGATACGCCCGGCAGGCCTACGGCCCGACCGCAGGGACCGCCGCGAGTCCATCCCAAATCTGGAATACGTCGCAGATTACCTGGGGTCCATTCACATCGGCTCCGGGCACCGCTATCTGGGGCATACTGACTACCGCAGCCAGCGGTACCGGCGTGGCTCCGCTCCTGGCATTCCTGCTGGCTTCCTCGCGGACGCCCGCGATCGGAGACAGCTTGCAGGCTGCTGCAGGTACGGGCTCTGCCGGAGTCGGCTTCATTTGCCAAGTGTAGCAGGCGTGAAATGGCACTGCTGGAGATCAGCGTCGCAATAGCGGACCTACGCATTGCACGGATGCATCCGTGTGCTGCGGTCGTCGACGCTACAGGCACACTTTGCGGCGCTACTCCGGCGAGCCTCTACCGGCGTACATGTGGCGTCGCTAGCCACGACGATAATACCTGGCTTTGCCCAGTGCACGCGGGGATGGTGGCGACCGGGATGGCGATTTGCCGTCGATGCGCCGATCGTGGCGGCGTAATAGGTATCGCCACGATTGAGCGGCTAACAGAGCCAATCAGGATATCTCAATGACATACACCGCTGTCGGGAGCCTGACGGGCGCATCCGTGAATGGGGCGCTGACCACGTTCTCGCTGACTACCGGCAGCGCCGCATCAGGCGAGTTCGTGCTGTGCGAGGTCATCGATTTCGGCGGCAGCCGCACCGCGACGGGCCTGTCATCCTCGAACGCCACCTGGGCGAAACTGGGCAGCGCGGCAGCAACCACGGCCGGGCCGGTGCATGCGCAGGTATTCATCGGAACTGTCACCGCCGCGTCGACGGCGACGGTGACGATCACCTGGGGCGCGGGCGCCACCGGCTCATTTGAGGGCTGCGCGTTTCAGGAGTTCAGCTCAACCACCGGTGTTCCGGTGCTGGACAAGCAGGGCACCCTTGACAGCACGGGGACCAGTAACTGGGTGTCGCTGACCCCCGCGGTGTCCGGGGAACTGTATTTCGGGTACGCCGTGAACACGGCGTCGGCGATGTCGGGTTCCACATCGGGTTACGTCTACAACGCCAACGTTGACGGCGGCCTTAACGGCGGCGCGTACAACCTGAACTGCGCAGGCGGCACGGCGACCGCCCCGGTGTGGGGTGACAGCACCGAGCAGGCCGGGATCATGGTCCTGGTCATGCCGGCCGCCGCCCCGGCAGCCAAAATACCGCAGCAGCTAGCAATTCGCAGTCTACAGCCACAATCAACATTCTCAGGAAGTACTGTTTACGGGAGGTAAACATGGCGGAATACGCAATTGGCCCGCGCGGTACCACAACGCCATTTATGCCGACAGTAGTTGCCCTAGTCGGCGGTACTGTCAAGACAGTTGTGCAGGTGGCTACGCCGGCAACAACGGATATACGCATTCTAGGATGGGGAGTCTCATTCGACGGTGCATCCGGCACCGCGGTACCAGTTATCTGCCAGCTGGCGGATGGTGACGTTGCGGCTACCGTTACCGCATTTACCCCAGAGCTATGGGGCAATACCCAGCAGCCAGCCTCACTCTGTGTAGGCGGTACAGCCGCTACCGGCTTCAACGCATCGGTAGAGGGCACAATGACCACCATCCGGCAAGTTGACGCGGAACATGTTCATCCGCAGGCCGGGTACGGAGTATGGTATCAGGAGGGCGATAAGCAGTCTCGGGTCACAGTGTCACGTTTTCTCCGGATACGGTGCCTGGCTCCGGCTGCAGTTAATGTCATTCCATGGATAGTGTGGCAGGAGCCCGCTCTGTAGTATGTAGCGCGAAAGGCCGGGAAGATGCCGCGTAGCGGGAATGTATGGTATGGTCCGGGTATCCCGGTAATACCTGCGCCCGTTGCTGGAGTCATCTATGGCGTATCTGGCCTGGCTGATAATACTGGCACTATGTCAGGTAATGGTACGCTCGGCTTGAACGCTGTACTAGCTGGGTCATCCGTGACGGCTTCATCTGCGACCGGCGCGGTAACCCTGACAATGAACGTCGCTGGTTCATCATCTACTGCATCGACGGCCAACGGCGCGATAACTGCTACCGGCGTCATCTCAGGTTCCTCATCGTCGGCTTCGTCGGCCAACGGTACTATCTTCATGACTGCGATCGTCGCGGGTAGCTCTGCGACGGCAAGCTCGGCGAATGGCGCGATAGGCACTGTATCACCAATAGCCGGTAGCTCGGCCACAGCGTCCGGGGCCAACGGTACGATTGTACAAACGCTACGCATTGCTGGCTCGTCGGCGTCGGCTTCCGCCGCGAACGGTACCCTATCCCTGAACGCTACCCTGGCGGGTAGCTCGGCTACAGCCTCTAGCGCTTCCGGTAGCGTTGTCACCCTCATGACGCTGGCAGGGTCCTCGGCTACCGCGTCGGCGACCAACGGGGCAATAGCCCTTATAGGTGCAGTATCTGGATCGTCGGCTACGCAGAGCGCGGGCAACGGAGCTATTAGCCTGATAACCGGCGGTGTTGTCTATGGTATAGCCGGCTCATCTGCTACAGCTAGCTCAGCAAGCGGCGCGATCGGTCAGGCTAGCCCGATAGTGGGCTCATCATCTACCGCGTCCGGAGCAAGCGGAGCAATAGTACAGACTCTGGTCATTGCTGGCTCGTCAGCAACTCAATCCTCGGCAAGTGGTGCAATTGGGCAAGTAAGTCCGCTAGCGGGTTCAAGCGCTACGGTTAGTGCCGCAAACGGCGCAATTGTACAGACCATGGTGGTCGCGGGCTCGTCGGCGACGGTCAGCTCTGCTAACGGCTCATTGTCGCGGGTTACCCCTCTGGCCGGGTCGAGTGCTACAGCGAGCGCCGGTAACGGCGCTGTAACAATTGTATCTGGTCCTGTCACGTATCAGGTTGCTGGCTCATCATCGACGGCTAGCGCGGCGAACGGCGCCATTGTTCAGACTATGGTATTGTCCGGGTCGAGCGCCACTGTTAGCAGCGCTAACGGCACGCTTGGCCTCAAGAGTGTAATCGCCGGCTCATCCGCGACGGCAAGTGCCGGTAACGGTGCGATCGTCATGACGCTGATTGTAGCCGGTAGTTCTGCAACCTCGAGTTCTACAACCGGCGCGATCGGCAGGTTTACCCCTCTGGCCGGTAGCTCTGCGACGCCAAGCGCGGGTAACGGCGCGATCAGCATACTGGTTGGAGTTGTTACCTGGCCGGTCGCCGGATCGTCGTCGACGCAATCCGGAGGATCAGGCTCGCTGTCGATTGCCGGGGGACTAGCCGGGTACTCGTCAACTCAGTCTGGCGGCTCTGGCAACGTTGTTCTCCGGATGTCGGTCGCTGCGGTATCTACAACTGTAAGCTCTGGCTCTGGTGCGCTTGGTATCAAGGGCATGATATCTGGCGTATCAGTTACTGTGTCTTCGGCTGCAGGCAACATCGGCTTGGTACTGACCATAGCCGGGTATTCTGCTACGGTAAGCCACGCAGATGGCTGGATTGGGCCTCCATTCTTTGCTGGCGCACTTCCGCCGGAACTTACGGCTATTGTATATGTTAGCAATGCCCTCGACGCGGATGTAATTATCGACAGCATTATTGTAGCTGTTACGGTCGATACTCCGGGCGCTATAATCTCCGTAGACTCGCGTGATGCTACTGTAAGCACTGACAAGATTACCGCAGAGGTGACTTAATGGACATGACAGCCCTGTTCTTTCCCCAGAACAATGATATCGTAGTCACGGCTAAGTTCCCTGATATTACAACCGGTGCCGGCATCACGACGAAGTTCTGGCGCAAGAATGACAAGAATACGCCAGATAGTGACCCATCGAGCAAGTCATATACTGGCACAGCTTTGTCGCAGGGGACAGACAGTCTATGGTTTTCTCAATTCACTATACCTTCAGTAGACAACTCTTCGCCGGGTATGTACTGGTGGCGAGTCGATGCTGTCGATGCAACCAATAAGCGCAGGACTGCGCAATCCGGTCCACTTCTGGTAGAGGCGGTGTGACATGGTAGCTGGTCAGAAGGTGACGCCATCAGATGAGGCGTCGACAGAGCGGCTCATGCGCTACTGGGCAGAGGGCGCGGGGGCGGCGAAGATCAACTGGGGAGTAGATGGCGACTTCGATCGCTGCCGTGCACACCTAGGTAAGTACGTCGGCGCAGGTCAGCTCGATGGGCTCTGCGCTAATCTACATAAGCGTGCCACAGGGGCCTGGCCGGGCCATGCCCCAGGAGAGTCTAAGTTACCCGTCAGTAACGTCAACCCTGACCGGGACTTCCCCTACGAGGCCGGATCAGGTATTATACCCCGAAGGGAATGAGAGGGAAATGAGCGATTCTGTACCCGAGACTGGTGGCGATACCGGAGAGGTCGTCGATGCCAGTGCTGCCGCGCTCGCAACAGAAGATCAGGAAGCTGAAGAGCAGCTGCATGATATTATGCAGCAGGAGGACCCTGACGAGCTGAAGCGACAGGTAGACCACTGGAAGAAAGCGGCCCAGCGGCACGAGAGAACCGCACGGGATAACTCTGGTGCAGCCAAGAGGCTGCGCGAGATGGAGGATGCCAACAAGTCCGAGCTACAGAAGGCTGTCGATGCCCAGCAGGCTGCAGAGCGCGAGCGAGACGCCGTGCGAGGCGACCGGGACCGGATGTTGGCGGCTGCTGCCCATGATCTCGATCCTGACTTGATAGACTTCCTGGGAACCGGCACGGAGGAAGATATCAACGCCAGGGCAGAGGTCCTCGCAGGAATAATCACCAAAGCTGCTCAGAGGCTGGTAGACCAGACGGGACAGCCGAATGGTGCCCGCGCATCTGCAACAGGAGCGCGCGCACGTCCAGTTGCCTCCCTGCGTCCAGGCGCGGCTCCCGCGTCCCAAGCCCCTAGCAGCAATGAGGAGATGTTCCGGCAGCTAGTCGACAGAAATCGGTCCACCTAGCGCGGGTCACGCCTGACCGCGTCCGCGCGGAAGGATAGGGCATTCATGCCAACCTACGGTACTCACATTACGCGGACGACATCCGGTTCTGACCCGCTGGTTCCTGAGCCGCTCGCCACGTCAATTATTCAGGAGGCTCCAAAGTCCAGTGCGGCTTTGAGCCTCATGCGCCGTGTCCCGCTCTCTGCTAAGACGCAGCGCATGCCCGTCCTCGATGTCCTGCCCGTGGCCTACTGGGTCGGTGGCGACGTGGGGATGAAGCAGACCGCGAACCAGGCCTGGAAAAACGTCGTCATGGTCGTCGAGGAACTGGCCTGCATCGTGCCGATCCCCGAAGCCTACATGGACGACGCGGATGTCCCAATCTGGTCAGAAGTCCAGCCGCGCATCACTGAGGCAGTCGGCGCGCTGATCGACTCGGCGGTACTCTGGGGCGTCAACAAGCCTGTCACCTGGGGCGAGGCCGTGTTCACCGGCGCTACCAAGAGTGGCCACTGGACCATTGAAGGTACCGGCGTCGACCTCGGCCAGGACTTCTCCAACCTTGGCCTCGCCATGGCCCAGAGCGGCTATACCCTCAACGGCTTCGCCGCGATGCCCGGTCTCGGCTGGAAGCTGACCGGGCTCCGGTCGGCGCAGGGCGTTCCGATCTACCAGCCGGACATGACCGGCTCCCCGACAGGACGCGGGTTGTATGGGTACCCGCTGTCCGAGGTGCAGAACGGCTCCTGGAACTTCTCCACGAGCGGCGCGCTCATGCTCGGCGGCGACTGGTCCAAGTCGATCATCGGCATCCGCAATGACATCAGCTTCAAGATGTTCACTGAGGGCGTCATCTCGGACGACTCCGGCAAGGTCATCCTGAACCTGATGCAGCAGGACTCGGTGGCGATGCGTATGACCATGCGCCTCGCCTACGCGACCGTCAACCCGGTCACCATCATGCAGCCTGCCTCCGGCATCACCGCGCGGTGGCCGTTCGCTGCAGTCCTGCCGGTCGGTGCGTCGGCTCCCGCTGGTGGCGCGATCTCCGTCATCCAGGCACCGCCGTATCCGTACACCGGCGCGTTCATGACGTCCGAGCAGGCCGAAGCGGTCGAGGCTGCGGCTGCTGAAGAGGCCAAGGCAGTCGAGGAAGGTACTGCGGCTGAGGAGAGTTCAGCCAGGGAAGCAGAGCACGCTCGGCGTTCAGCCCGTAAGAGCGAGTAACCAGTGAAGAAGATAGCAACCCGGTCTTCCGGGGCGGTCTTGGTATCCGGATACTGGGAAACCCAGTCTGGGGCTCCAACGAGCGCGCCGGGTAGCGGCAAGTACCGCGCGGATAACTGGGCAACGCCGAGTCAATTGGCTATGTCGCCCACAGACGCGGACGGGTACAACCGTTATACCGGGTTGCTATCTTTGAAGGATGGCGACGAGATAATTCAGACCGCATCGAACGATAGCCAGAATTACCAGAGGTGGTCGGTTGTATCGGTCGTAGATCAAGGAACTTGGGTCCAGGTAAATGTCTCAGTTACGGATACTGGATCAGCGTTTGCCGCTCCTGGGTCAAACCAGTCTCGTCTACTTCAGGCTCTGCAGGTAAATGAGGTGACCTCTACACCTCCTGGTGCCTTCTCGTCTATGCCGCCCCTAGCTACACCAGATGACATCATAGCTAGGCTAGGCCGGAACCTGAATCAGACTGAAGCCGCCCGCGTCGATGCGCTATTGCAAGACGGTAGTGCTATCATCAGGCGTTACGCCCGCGAGGACTTCTTGATTGTTAATCAGGATGTTATCGTTGTTCCTGGTGATGCCGGGATTATTACGGTCCCGAATACGCCAGTTATATCGATAGACAAGCTAGTAGCATTGTCAGGTATAATTGGTGTATCCGACATGGAGGTGACTTGGTACCGGTTTGACGGGATCGAGACGATACTGGTTCCCGATCCTATTATGTCCGGAATCATCAATCTGCCAGAGTACTGGTACGAGGCTTTGTGGTCTCGTCAGTCGTTTGAGTTGACGCATACTCATGGCTACGGCGATACTCCTCCTGAGGTTGAGGGACTTCTTTGCAATGCTATTATTTCAGAACTATCGACGCCGACGCTTTCTGCGACTGTACAGAGTGAGTCGATCGGTGCGTATAGCTATAGCATGCGTCGCCGGGCGATTGGTGGCGGCCTCTACGCTACCCTGACTGACTTCGGCATGCAGAGTATGCTATCGGACTACCGTAAGAGCCAAGGCACGATTGCGGTGAGGTTCTGATGTTTCCGGATGGGGTTATTGTGACGATCGTCCGCAGGACTGTTACGAGCCGGGACGAGTGGAACAATGATGTCTACACATCTGTGTCAGAGGATGTAGGCCCGTGCTCTGTACAGCCAGCGTCTAGCCGCGAGGATCTCAACTTTGCGGACCAGCTGACCTCTGGCATTATAGTGTTCGTCCCGTACGGTACCGTGGTCGACTACGTTGACGCCGTCATCGTCGCGGGGGTGCGCTACGAGGTACGCGGGCGGCCAGACGTATGGGTATCTCCGTTCTCAGGTAATACGTCCCCTATCCGCATCGACGCTACTTTGGTCAAGGGGGCTGCGTGAGCGCTAGCTACAACCCTGATCACCAGGGTATGCGCGAGTTCCTGAACTCGCCAGGGATGATGCACCTAGTCGTACGGGTAGCAGAGCGCATCATGACGCGGGCGATCTCCCTGTCGCCGGTTGAGACAGGAGAGTACATTTCGCACTGGCGACTACGCTCGCATAGGTTTGGCGGCATACACAATGACCGTTGCGAGGCGATAGTGTTCAATGACGCCCGTGATGCGATTTGGGTAGAATATGGTCATCCGGGCCGTGAGCCATATTACGTGCTCACTCGCGCTTCGAGGGAGGCGGGCTGGTAATGGTTGCTGCTCAAGTTACTGAGTTTCCAGATACTGAGTCTGCTATCATGTTCTACCTCATGCCGCAATTTTCTAGTATCAGGTTCGTGACCTCGATGCCCACCGAGATTACGCAGATGACAGCTAAGATTCAGAGAACATCTGGCGCTAACCGGCATATCTGGATTGATGAGCCCATTGTTGAGATTGACGTTTGGGGAGATAGTTCTAACACCATGGCCGTTTCGATCGCCGCGAGAGAGATACAGGCAGCGATGCTGTCGCTCGCCGGACATGTAGTTCAGAATGGGGTGATACAGCACGTAGAGACCATCGCAGGACCAAGAAGACTAGCGGAGGTGAATCCTGATCTTTCTCGTTACAACTCGACCTACCTAGTGAGACTACACCCATAAGGGAGGGGCATAATGCCCGCATCAACAAAGGATGTCGAAACGGTCGAATCAGGCTTTGCAGACAGCGGCGGTCCCGGCTCTACCGATGTTCAGCCGCTAGTCGCCGGTCCCGGCAAGCAGAAGGACAACAGCCTGCTCTACGCGGCTGGCGACGTTATCATCTGGATCGCGGCCCAGAATACGGCCGGCCCAGTTACCGGCTTCGAGGACATCTCCACTCTCACCGGCTACTACTGCTGCGGGTGGATCGACACGTCCGGTTACATCTTCAAGCTCGACGAGACCACAAAGGACATCCAGGGGGCCGGTACGCTGACCGCGCTCCGGACGATCCTCACCGGCGGTACCAAGAGCGTGCAGGCGACCTTCCTCGAAGGGCTCAACCCGTACGTCCGGTCACTCTTCGATGATGTGCCAATTTTCCCGGTCACGTCCTCTCCACTGAAGGCGACGACCACCGCGCCGTACATGGCGACATACACAATCCCCGACCCGCCCGCCGACAACCGCTACGCCTTCATCTGGGACAGCCTCGACGGCACCAAGCAGATGCGGCTCTACGCCCCCAACTGTAAGGTTACCGCACGCGGGAACGATCAACCGCAGCAGGGTGACAACGAGAACATGGACATGACGGTGACCATGTATCCGGGCAACGTCTCCGGCTCGGTGTACGTCGCCAAGCGGTGGATCAACTACGGCAAGGACATGACGGGGTACTTCACGTGACCGCCAACAGCGAGATTCGCCAGTTCCCGCTCGATGAAGAGCCAGACCTTCCGGAAGAAGACGCCGAAGAGATCGACCTTGATCTCGACGCCATTGATGAGGAGTTGCGTGACGAGCGTGTCGGTCATGCAACGACCGTCAAGGCCGGTGGCACCGTTCTCCACATCATGCATTCCGGTGACTGGCCGTCATCCGCGATGCGGGCGGCCTCGATGGGCGACTGGGACACCTGGGCGCAGGGTGTAATCGAGGATTCCAGGGAATACGACGCCTGGCTCAAGGCCGACCTGCGCAACTACCAGATCGAGGAGATTTTCCGGAAGTGTAGCCAGGCTGCCCGGATGAACTCGGGAAAATCTCAGAAGCGTACTGGCTCACGACGCACTTCGCGGAGGAAATAGAAGCTGATTTCCAGCGCTACTATGGACTGGACTTTAGGGACCTATTCATAAAGGGTAGTGGGATGACGTGGCGTAGGCTGCTTGTCCTGGTACACCACCTTCCGCCGGAGAGCGCTGTGCACACTGCGGTACGCAACGAGATGCCTGATAATACCATGGCCAGGCGTGGCGCTGCAAAAGATCCAGCGATGGGAAGCTGGAGTAGCGTCGAGGGCTTGCTAGCTACGCTCATCGATGAGGTCCGGCAGCAGACCTGGGTCTATATACAGAGTCACACGGAGCGGAAGATACCGCGCCCGGCTCCGATGCGCCGTCCAGGGCTATCGGAACGGCCCGCGAGGACGCTAAGCCTGGCGGACGCCCAGCGGCTAGACCCGCGCCTACGGGACCTCTCGGAAGAGGACGCGCAAGCTATGCTAGATCGGCTTACAGGAGGGAGGCGATAGCGAATGCCAGGTGAGATATATGTCGGTAGTGTCGCCGTATCTGTCGTCCCTGACCTACGCGGATTCAACTATGAGATGCGTAGACAGCTTGTACCGGCTGCAGCCGACCTGGGTAAAGAGATCGCCAGGGAGCTGACGCGTAGCATTCGCGAGAATCTAGACATAGGCAAGATCATTGAGGAGCAGACGGCTAGGTCGTACCCTGCGGTACGGCGCTCGGGGTATGAGATTGGGCTAGCCTATGGCCGGGCGTTCCGCCGCGGAGTTGAACTTGCTATGGAGGATATGCATGTTAAGGTCAAGATGGACATGGACGCCTCTTCCCTGGCCAAATTCAAGGCCGAGTCGGCGGCGGCTACCCGGACGCGCACTGAAAAGGTCAAGCTCGATGTCGATACGAAAATCTCCAGTATAGTCGGTGGCCTATTCGAGCGTCTTGGGTTCAAGACGCTCACTGGTGGCGGCGGCGGCGGCGGCGTCCTCGGGCCTCTAGACAAGCTGTTGGGGCTCGGTGGCGGAGCACGATCAACGTCATTTGGCTTTAGACAACTTCTACAAGGTCAGCAGCTGTCCGGTATAACGAGCATATTTGCTGCTTTGCCATTCCCGATACAGGCTACCATGGGGGCAGCAGTCGCGGCAGCGGTACCTCTTCTGGCCCAGTCTCTGAGCGGTCTCATTGTTGGCGGGCTCGGCACTGGGCTGGCCGGCCTTGGTATTCTGGGGGCGGTCGGACTCGGCAAGGGGGTTGCGCCTGGTGCACTTGCCGCAGCCCAGGATAGGCTAGCGGCGGCCCAGGGACGGGCTGTAGCTGCGCAAGACCGGCTTAACCAACTACAGACTGGGGGCGGTGCAACTAGTGGTCAGCTAGCTGCTGCTCACCTAAGAGTTACGTCTGCACAGGATCGCCTCAATACATTGCAAAATTCAGGTACGGCCAGTGCTTCTGCGCTGGCTTCTGCGCAGGCTTCGCTAATTAGCTCTCAGGATCGCCTCAACAGATTGCAACACGGCGGGCACGCGAGCGCCAGTCAATTGGCGTCGGCACAAGCGGCGGTGGCTAGTGCTCATGGTTCTGTTGCGTCGGCACAAGATAAGCTGAAGGAAGTCCGCGCGGAACAGGTAACACCTGGACAGCTAGCTGTTCGTACAGGATTCCAGAATCTTGTTACGGACTTCAAGGCCGACCTCGCCACCATCGGCGAGCCTATGATTCCGGTTTTGCAGAGGGTGTTCGGCCTCATCGGCAAGGTCATGGACAAGCTTACGCCGGTGTTCAAGGCGGCTACCGGGATTATCGCCGGCCCCATGGAAAAATTTGCCGATGCATTTCTCAAGGCATTCGGCGATCCGACGGTTCAGAAGTCTATCACCGATGTAGCCAATGCATTCGTTGGGATACTTACGGCGCTCACGCCTGATATACCAGGCATTGTTGACTCATTTGCGCAGGCTGTCTCACGGATGGCAGGGGCAGTAACCAAGAATCCGAAGGCATTTGCAGATTTCGCAAACTTCGTCGCTCAGTTCATTATAGCGATGGTAGATGCCCTCGCCTGGCTTACTGACTTTGCCGATTGGGTGGAGTTTCACTGGCCGCAGATTTGGACATTCCTATCCGTTCCGGTTCAGGCTGCCGTTACTGCCTGGAAGATCGGTGCGGCGCTGATCTCTGGCATCGTAAACTTCCTGATTGACATATTCCATGGGCGATGGGGCAAGGCCTGGGATGACCTCAAGATGATCCCAATTCGCGTATTCAATGCGATGAAAGATTTGGTAGTCCGGATATGGCATTCGATACTCGACTTGGTAGGTCACCAGCTTGATCAGCTACGGCACAATACGGCCGCTCACTTTGATGAGATACGTCACGACTTTGCGCAATGGGGCGACGACATACTGCGTGATGTCAGGATAACCTGGAATGATATCTACGGAGCCACCATCGGCGCTCTCATTCGTATGGGCCATAACATCGAGCACTACTTCACGATGATACGGCACAACATAGCAAATATCTGGGATGGAGTCCGGCACGACGTAGCGCATTACTGGGACGTCATATACAACAATACCATTGGCGCTATCATACGGCTTATCAAGCGGGCTCTCGCGCTATTCTCCGGATGGAAGCAAGACATAATTAACTTCTTTGCGAATGCCATCAACTGGATCACTAATGCAGGGCGTAATATCATCACCGGGCTCTGGAATGGATTGGAGGCAGTCTGGAGAGATGTAAGCGGCTGGTTCGGTAAGGTACCGGGATGGGTTAGCAATTTCTTCAGCGGTGCCCTTAACTGGATTTTCGCACGAGGACGGAATATCATTACAGGGCTCTGGAATGGGGTAAAGCAAGTCTGGAATGATGTTGTTGGCTGGTTCAAGGGATTGCCATCGAAGATACTCGGCGCGCTCGGAATCAAGTCGCCACCGCAATGGGCGCTAGATGCAGGCAAGCATATCATGGGCGGACTTCTAAAGTCCCTTACACACGGGGCCAAGGATGTTAAGGCATTCTTTGTCGGGTTGGCATCTGATGTTGCCGGGCCGCTGAAATCTGTATGGTCGTCGATCGGTGGCTTCTTTAGCGGGCTATGGCACAAGGTCGCTGGAGGTGGAAGCGGTGGAGTTCAGAGGTGGGCGCCAGTAGTCGCGCAAGCCCTGTCCATGATGGGAATGCCCGCGTCCCTCTTGCCGCAAGTGCTATATCAGATGCAGACTGAGAGTGGAGGCGACCCGAATGCTATCAACTTGACGGACATCAACGCTCAGCGTGGCGATCCGTCGAAGGGTCTCATGCAGGTTATCGGCGGGACATTCGCCCGGTTCCACGTTGCAGGTACCTCGTTCAACATCTATGATCCGCTGGCCAACATAGCGGCGGCTATTGCCTATGCTGCGTTTACCTACGGTCCTGGGCTAATGCGTGGCGGGATGGGCCTAGGCTCTGGGCACGGCTACGCTAGCGGTACAAGTGGCGCGGCTACCGGCTGGGCGTGGGTCGGCGAGGCCGGCCCAGAGCTGGTCCGCTTCTCCGGTGGCGAGCAGGTCATCGCGGTCGGACGCGGGTATGCTACAGGCACGTCGGTCGGCACGCTCGAAGCCGAGATAGCACGGCTAAACGCTAGCATTGCAATACTCAATGCTAGAATGGGCTCTTACGCTGCCGGTTCAGCAGGCCAGCTAGGCAGGAATCAGGTTCAGGCTCAGATCAATGTCGACAGGGCTCGCATCAGGGACTTGCAGGATCGTATATTCGTGATTCAGCATCCCACTGTTGCAGCGGCATCCCGTATATCAGCTGCCGCTGCGCGTGCTGCAGCTGCGGCAATAACGAAGATGGCTAACGCGGGCGCTACCCTTGCCGCCGCTCTCGCCAGGATCACGACTAAGACGACCGCAGCCGGATTCGCAAGTGATCAGGCTTTGTTCCTGAAAGACCTACGCTACTACTTCAGCCCATCCGTCGCTGACGCACGTTCCCGGCTAGTCATTGCGCAGATCAAGGAGTTGCAGAATCTACAGGCCCATATCGCTACCCTGAACACAAATATCGCCAATGCCGTCAGTTTCCAGAAGACAGAGCTTACGCATCTACAGGCAGGTACCGGCCTCGGCTTTATTGGCATTCAGGGAAGTGGAGCCGCTCAGGGAGCTGGCTTGCTCAGCGGGCTGCAGAATCAGGCAAGGGTCATTGTCGCCTTCACGCGAGGTATCCGCGCGCTAGCGTCCGCAGGAGCATCCCAGGCGCTTATACAGCAGTACGCCGGCATGGACCCAGGCACCGGAGGCCCGGCCGCGCAGAGGATGGCCTGGGTACTCCGTGCCCTGAAGCAAATGAAGGCCCCGGCTCCTGTTGTCAATCAGCTGACTGCGCTCGGGGCCGACGCCGCCTTTGCATATGTGCAGGCTATACAGCATGCCGACCCGAAGGTGCGCGCTGGGATATTTGCTGCTGAGACAAATCTGGCGAATACTCAGCTGGCCGCCTCACGCGGAATTGCCTCTGTAGCGTATGGCGGCGCGTATACCACTGGGGCCAATTTCGTAGCTGGCTTGCAATCCCAGGAGAAGCAGCTGAATGCGCTGTTTGCCAAGCTGGGTAAGACGCTCGGCGAAGAGGCTATCAAGTGGATGCGCGTACCGGCGAAGCAGAGGCCGTACGGATATCAGCATGGCGGATGGCTCAATGAGCCGGTAAGTGGATGGGGCATGTACTCGGGAGCACCGTACATGTTTGCTGAGCGCGGGCGTGAGTACGTTGTGCCAGAGGCGCATATGGGTCGCGGTGGGGCCAGCGGTACGGAGTACCACGCCCACTTCGATGGGCTGACCGGCGAGGCGATCGAGGGCCATGTGCGGACGGCGTTCAATGCGATGAGCTTGACACAGGGGAATCTACAACGCCAGGGTAGGAGGTCCTAATGGCCGCACCGCCAACACCATTGCAGATTGATTATATTGATCCGGATGGCAACGACTGGAACCTTGGCGATGAGTCTATGCAGAATGGATATGCTTGTTCTGCTATCACGGGCATCGAGGGCCTTCCGGTATCTATGCAGACAATACCGATGCTCGATGGAACGTCTATCCCAAGCTTGTACTTGCCACAGCCGGGAACTATCACGATTGCGATCGCTGTGACTTGTCCCGCGAGCGGGTTGGAGGGCGATTATTATGCAAACCTTGACGCGGTAGCTCGCGCGTTCTACAACCGCAGGAACGAGCAGCCTGCTCCCGGTTACCTCCGTATACAAAGACCTGACGGCTCGTCGCGACAGGTGGCGGTCTATACGACCTCGGGCCTGAACACCCCTGAGGTTGGCATCAGTAACGATACAATTTACACCTTGACGTTGCAGACGCCTGATCCGTACTGGTCAGATCTCATCCAGCAGACGGCAAACTACAGCATCAGCCCCGCGTCGGGCATATTGCCTCTATTGCCGGTCTTCCTCGCGGGCAGTACGGTGATCGGGACCAACACGGTAGTCAATGGCGGTAACGCTCAGGCCTGGCCAATCTGGACTATCACCGGCCCAGGTACGCCGACTATGCAAAATCTGACCACCGGGCGAAAATGGTCGATGAACACGGTGATACAGGCCGGGCATGTAGTTCAGGTGGTAACGAAGCCTGGGCAGCAGATGGTAGTAGATACTACTACCGGAGCGAACATGTGGGACAACTTGGTACTGTCTTCGCTACGCGATCTTTGGTCCCTGATGGCCGGCTCAAACCAGATAAGCATAGCAATGTCCGGATCGACGCTGGCAACGTCCGTAAACCTTGCATGGACGAATAGATGGAATAGGGCTTGATGCAATTATGGCTGTACTCACGACTGATGCGTTCAGCTTCACCCAGTCGGGTGGCTGGGGAGCGCTTCTGCCGAGTGCTGTGTACACGCCTCCTGCTAGCGTAGTGTCGAATGACGTTTGGGTTGAGATACTTGATGGTAACTTGATTAGCAAGGGGCCGGTTCAATTTGTCAATGTGACAGCCCAGCTATTCTACAATGCTGTGGGATCATGGTCGCTGGTCGCCCCGTATAGCGATACGCTCTGGAACTTGGTGATGTCCGGCGACTTCATGGTTAGCATTAACTGGCGCGGACTATTCAGCATTGGCGGCAAGTGCGAGAAGCCTGGCTATACAGATTCGATACCAGGCACGTCAGGATCGTCGGCGGGGTCTGGCCCGTTTATCACCATGTCTGGCGCAGACTGGCTCGGGCTGATCGCTAATAAGATTTGCTATCCTAGCTCGGGCGTTGCCTGGAATGCTCAGACTGCTGGTGCCAATGACCCTGTGAGCAGCGTACCGCTTGAGACGGCCATTAAGCACTATGTGAATAATAACATTGGATATAACTCGCTCGCCTCGCGCCGGAATACCCTATTGGATATAGCCGCTGATCAGGGTCGCGGAGGTACTGTCAGCTACACTGTGAAGTTTGGCACTGGAGTCAACCTGAATTTGCTGGATGTTATCCGGGCTTTGATTGCGCAGACGAATACGTCGATGGGCGTACAGATTACGATTAACAGGGCCACTCACAGCCTGCTATTTGACGTGTATTCTCCGCGTGACCTGACTGGCAAAGCGTGGTTCAGCGAGAGCCTTGGCAACCTGACGGCTGTCAACTTTGATATAGCAGATCCGACATGTACGGACTCGCTTGTACAGGGTTCAGGCACGACGTTCATTCAGAGTACTGCTGCCTCGCGTACGATGTGGAACTCTGTGGAGCTATTCAATGATAGCTCTAGCGAGACTGACATTAATAATTTGAACGCTACCGCTCAACAGGCGCTCGCTGCCGGGGGATTCGGCCCGACGATGGCAGTGACCGCCGCTGACATCCCGTTCCTGACGTACGGACGCGACTACCACCTAGGCGATATTGTCACCATCGAGGTACGGCCCGGAGTTACCTATTCCGATATTGTCACTAGTGTGACGCTTACAGCCGACCCGTCTCAGAACCCTAGCATCAGCGTTGTGCCAAAGGTGGGCAATGACGCCAACGCTACGGCTACAGATTCAAGTATTATAGGTGTGCTCTCCGCGCGGATAAGGGCGCTGGAGAAGAAGCTGGCGAACAAGTGAGGGATCATGGCTACATATGATGCACGTCCTAGCGGCTTTACCCAGATGACAACTACTTCCGAGTGGGAATATCTACTATCGTCATTTATGCCACAGGGTGGCGCTATCGACGCATCTATTGGCAGCGCCATGAACCCGACACTCGACACCCCAGGGCGCAATGCGGTCATAGCTGATGGGGTAGCAGTTATCAGGGGACAGATGTGGCGTTGTGACGCTCCTGTCAATACACCTATACCGGCTGCGTCAGCACAGAACCGGATCGACCGGCTAGTGCTGCGGCTTACTCGTACCGCCACAACCTCTCCTACAGTTGTGCAGCCAGTAGTAATCACCGGTACGCCTTCCGGCTCCCCGGTAGAGCCTCCAATAGTCCGGACGACTACTGGTATCTGGGACGTTCCAGTTAGCAGCTGGACATCTACGTCCGCTGGAGGCCTGACCGGGCTAACTGACGAGAGGTCATTCGTCAATGACCCGTGGCACTCACTAGGAACGCTAGCTGGATATACCGTTAACGTCAGCCGCTACCGGATGACGCAGTGGGGTTCCACAGAGCTTGACATCAACGTATCCAGCTCAGGCGCGAACGCGTCATCGGCTACGTTTTCCGTAACGCTTCCGGTCAGCTACCGGCTAGGCAACGGCCAGTCCAGCCAGGGATGGGCGCTAACATCCAACAGGAACCTCGCAGCTGGCGATACACTGCCCAGGGTAGTTGTTGGATCGAACGGAGGTGTGACTATTGCTCAGACGGCAAGCGTTACCGTCGGGCTGTACGGCCAGGCTTTTGTCCCAACTAGCTAGGAGGCTATATGCCCTGGAGAGTGCGCTGGCAGGTCTATATGATCCTGCTAGGAGTTGCCGCGCTAGTCATCGGGATTATCGTCATGGCTAGGCACAAGAGCCTGGATTCAGAGCTGCTGGCTGCTTTGGGTATTGTTGGTGGACTTGCGATTATCCTGAATGCCCTACCAAGGAATGGGAATGGACACGGAGAACGTGACTATCGAGACAGAGACAGGGGACGCGGAGATTAAGTCTGCTGTTGGTCAGTATAGCTTGATGATACACCGGACAATCGACGGATCAGATCCACTAGTACAAGAGCCACTCGGCACACCAGGCACGTAGGAGGAACAATGCCCGGAGGTCCACCAGTCCAGACCATGCTTCAGATTATATCGGCGGAGAACTGGTATGTTCATTTCAATGATGCCGCCGTCGACGCTGAGCACAACGATCACCTCGTTGTTTGCTTCGGCCTCTCGGCGGTCGACTCTATAACCATTGTTCCATTTATTACTGACTTGGCGCAGCAGTACATCGTCGAGGTATCTACTGTCTCTGCGAACTACTCGCTGTACAACCCATACAACACGTGCGGGGCCTGCGTACGTCCTCCTGTACCACCACCTGGTGATATTGTACCTGCGGGTCCTGATCCTCTACCGGGACCGGGTGGGGGCGTATAGTAGAGGTGCCGGCCAGCCGGCCTGCTGTTGCGCCGTCATTGCCGGCTGGCCGGTATTTTATGCATGATCACCACAGCGATGAGCGCAAACAGCGCCGCAAATATGACTAGTGCGACTATGGTAGCTCTCACGGTACGTCCCTTCGCCCGCTCGCGGCGGCTATCCCATTGACAACCCTATCGGTACGCGATTCTAGCGGCACGGGCCGGGACCGGGCCCACGGGCCTAGGGGCCGCTCCGGAGGTACCGGGATCGCGTACCGATAGCTAATCATCTACCCAGGCCATGTAGGGCCAGAGTATCGCTGCGAGGTCTTCGTCACGACGGGCTCGCCGTAGTATCATCATGCCTTGCCTTGCCGCGGCGCGGATATGCTCTTCTGGGGTCCACATGCCATGCCGACGTAGAACTTTGTCATCGATGTCGCTGGCTATTTCCCAGTTTTGATGGTAGAGTTGAGCGAAGCTTAGTAGGTTTGTTTGTTCTTTTACGAAGTCAAGCATAGCGCCGATGCGGAAGCGGTAGAGGTCGTCTAGTTCGTCAACTTCAACCGGGTCAAAATCCTCAATGATGATGGCCGGCCCGATTTTGTAGTCGAGTCCCTCGATCTCGCGGGCCAGCCGGGCGATCTTGACTACCTGCTCAGATTCGGTGCCGTCGATCTCATCATAGACTAGTGTCAGGAACTTTGGACGCTCATCGCCGAAGATTGACGCGCGGGGGACTGTTATGCGGAACCAGCCTGTGACGGTCCCTAGGCTGAGGCCGAGGACGTGCAGATGGCTAGGCGGCATGCTAGTCCTGTTCCGGACGTGAGCCTGGGTTGGCCCAGAGGTACCAGCCGTTCTGCTCTACCATGACTAGACCGCGCCGTTCCGGGTTGTAGCAGATGCGGTTATCATCAAGCGGCCGAAGGTGCCGGTCATAGGAGGTGTTGCTGCTGAACAGCTCGTTGCATGAACGGCAGAGCGCTGGACTCCGGCGATTGGGCGGTAGGCCGCCGTGTCCGTCTTCTGTATGGGCGCAGCCGATGTCGTTGCTGCTGTGACACTGGTGGCAGCGATCCGGCTCGTCGCCGGTGTAGGCGCAGTATTTGTGGTAACGGCAGATGCTGATCTCGTTTGGGAAGTAGATGACGTGCCCGCCGAGAGACTCGGGCATGCGCTTGTAGTCGAGCGGGATAATGTCTTGAGTTTTCATGATGATGCCTCCATGGGCCCGAATTTGATTTTGCCGTCGGGTAGAATGACGATTGTGAATACGTGTTGCCTGATCGCCCAGCGGTACGTCATCCATGTACCTGATCGGAGTACCTCGTGATCTTGCTGTGGCAATATGACCATGATGTCGACGTTGTCGACGATGTCTTTGTTGCGGGAGAGCGGTGGCTTTGGGTCCGCCTTGTACAGCGGCTCCGGATAGTTACCGTCTGGCCGTAGATCCGACGGGCATACATCGGCGGAGAGCGGGCCGTGTATGCGATCCCACATCCAGGCTGCGTCCTCATCGACGCCCTTTGCACCACCGTGGGTAAGTTTGCCATCTTTGAGTGCCGGGGCGCTAAACAAGTCATATAGTCTGCCCCTTTGTGCATCAGTTATGCCTTTGCGTGTGCCTGATACACCAATGTTCACTTGTTCACCTGTGTGCCTTCCGCGTTGCTTCCATGAGGCGGTCGCTGGCCTCTTCGATAGTGCGATGATGCTTCATCGCACCTTGGACGCGTGTGGCGATCTGCCCGCTTGGGAATACGGCGACGACGCCCTCGACGCCTGCGATTGACTGCCAGCCGTAGGTGTGGTTTTCGATGAGGCACTCGATTGCCCGGTCGATACCTGACTCGGGCGGATCTGGCTCGTGGTAGTGGTCGAGTCCGTCGCGTGGGGCAGGCTCTGTCCGGTTGATCACTGGCATCGAGCCGTGGATTCTCCAGTGGAACGCCCGGTAGGCCTGCTCGACCCCAAAGTCGATCCGTGCCGGTAGCTCGTGCATGTCACCTAGGCTATCCCTGTGCCGGTACGTGAAGTGCTTTGCGAAGGTCGCGGTGTCCATCTCGTACGTCGCGACGACGAGCTGTTGCTTAACTGGCTGAACGCGCCTACGGTTGTCCTGCTTTTCCTTGTACATTGTTGGCATCCCCCTCCCGGCTACTCCGTGGTCAGAGCGCGTATGACGTAGCCCTCGATGAATGCATCCATGATGTCCTCGTCACCGGCCCAGGCCAGGCCAGCTTTGCCCTGGATCCATTCGGCGTACTGCTCCCTTGCGTCTGATACTAGACCTGATGGGATTAGGTCGTCGGCGGGCAGGTTACGTATGAACTTCGGCTCTTGCATTTCGATTTTCGCCTTCCTGTTTATCCGCGCGGTCGCGCGGTCCTATCGGTATAACGTACGAAAGAACTAATTTATTCCTTTATTTTCCATAGTTCATTCCGGGTCTATTACATATAGTTCGTCGACGGCAACGCTGTTGCCGAAGCCGGGCGTTTTCCTGCCGACTGCTATTACGACATCTACCTTGACATCGATCGCTTCGAGCCGCCGCCTGAAACGCGGGAATGCGAAGCGGTTGATGCGAAGGTAGACTTCCTCTAGGGTCCGGTCGATGCACTGTAGGACGCAGTACTTGCGTAGCTCCGGGTGGTCTAGGTTCTTGACAATCTCATCGAGGTCATCGCCTGTGCGCGAGTGTATGTTCTCGACGATATCCTGGTATATGCGGGCCTTGACGATACCCGCGTAGCGTAGCTGCCTGCCTCTACGCTTGCTACCCCACGGCTCGGCGACTTCTGCGGCGACGGCCTCGCCGTCGTGCGTCCAGATCGGAGCTGGTACTTCCTTGTTCTTGATTGCCTTGAGTACCTTGTCAAGCGTGCGCCCGGTCTTCTCAAGTTCAAACGGGTCATCCATCTCGCAGAAGTCCATTATCTGATCGACCTTGGCATCGCCGACGCCGCCAGCACGCTTCATGTCCTCAGGGAATTGGAACGGCTGAAGCGCGCGGGCGATCACTATGTTGCGCGCTATAGTATTGCCGATCTTGGGGACGGACCTGAAGCCCGCCAGGACCGCGGGCTTGGAGTTGGTCCCATTAGGCATGAGAGCGCCCCAGTTGGCCCCGGAGATGCGGAAGTCGGGAGGTAGCACTTCGATGCCGTGGCGCTGAGCATCTCGCATAAGCCTGAACTCTGGTTCCTCGCGGGGCTTGCGCTTTGCTAGTGATGCCGCGTAGAACTCGACTGGGTGATGCGCCTTGAGGTAGGCGGTCCACCAGGCTAGCTTGCTGTATGAGATAGCGTGTGCAATGTTAAACGCGTATGTACCGGAGGTTACGAGCCGCTTCCAGATGCGCTCGGCGGTATCGCCGTCGATGTTGTGTAGAGTCTTGGCACCATCGATGAACTTGTCCATCTCAACCTGGAACGCAGCCTGCCCGACTTTCTTGGCTATGATGCGCCGTATGTCGTTTAGATCAACCCAATTGAAGCCGCCGATCTCTTTGAGGATTAGGAGGATTGTTTCCTGGTAGATGATGACCCCAAAGGTACCAGCTGTGATCTTGTCAACGATGGGATGGTAACGCTCAGGCTTCTTGCGCCCATGCTTGATATCTGTATAGTCCGCAGTTGTCCCTGAAAACAGAGGTCCCGGCCGGGCAAGTGCATTGATATCAGCAACCTGGGAGAAGTTGTCCGGACATACATCGCCACAGATGATCCTCGTAGCTCTGCCTTCAAACTGGAATATTCCGATGACATCGTTGCGCCGAAAGACATCCAGCGTGTTCGCATCTGTATCTGGAATCGCATAGAGGTCCTTCAGGGTGAGGCCTGTCATTCTGAGACAGTTGGCTATCATGCCCAGGGTCGTTAGCCCGAGTATGTCCATCTTGAGCATACCCGCGTAGTCGACGTCATATTTGTCGATCGAGAGCACCTGCCTGATCTGCTTTGTTTGTTTATCCTCGCGCTCGTAGATGGCACAGATGTCAGTAAGCGGCGAGTTCGCGACGACGAGCCCAGCTGCATGAACAGACATCCCGCGCACGCCACCTTCGAGCCGCGTCGCCAGCCACAGTGCAGGGAATGCATCGAATATCGCCTTAGCATTAGGGAACATCTCCACCGTGTCAGCGAGCGAATCATCAAAGCGCGAGTCGCCCCCGGACCTCTCGATGATGAGGTCCGATACAATCTTTTTAGAAGCATTCGGTACGCCATGAACACGCGCTACGTCGACAAGTGCATTCTTGGGACGGTAGCGCACGAAGTTCGCAATGGTACCAACGCATTCCCTACCATACTTCCCCTCCAGGTACTCGCGCACCTCGTGACGTCGTTCATCCTCGATGTCTACATCAATGTCAGGCGGGTCCGTCCGCGTCGTGTCAAGGAAGCGCTCGAAGACCATCCCAGGGTAATTATACGGGGCGATCTCTGTGATACGCGTCAAATAACATACCACAGATGCAGCGGCGCTTCCGCGTCCGGGGCCGACGACAATGCCCTGCCGCTTGGCCCACCGGAGCGCATCGCTAATTGCACAGAAGAAATCGCAAAAATCCTTCTCTACAATCATGCTCATTTCGTATTTTGTACGTTCGGCATACCAGTCGCGCTCGGCCTTGGGCCGCGAGCCGATACCGCGATAGTTCCATCCGAATCTACACCATGTCCATAGAAGTTCAGCAGCGTCTACCATGGTTGCAAATCCTCCTCACTTATCGGGTATCTCAGTCTAGGTGCCTTTGGTAGCGTCACATTACATTGCTCAGCTATGATCGCCGTGTTCTCGATCGCACTCCGTGCCTGAGCGCGGGATAGGCCGGTGTCCATGAGCTTGCGCTGGAGAATACCGTCGGACTCCGGAAGTGTAAGTTTGACATCGTAGTTCCAGCGTCTTGTCATCTCGTCGGCGCTCGCCCTACCACGACCCTGTGGGCCGCACGCGTGTAGAATTATTTGCATCTCGCTGTCCTCGGGCCGGACATAGTGTACGTCCATTGTAGCGGCTAGCGGTACTCCCGTCATGCGTGATAGCTCCGCGTACGCGGAGTTGATACGGCGACATGATTCCAGCTCTGGGAAGCCCTGTACCTCTAGGTAGAACCGGCTTCCGAACAAGTCCCTCATTCGGTTGGCGATGACCTCGCATCCTTCAATGTTTGGTTTCTTTCGCTCGGGGATACCCTTGCCACCGATTAGGGTGCAGGCCATGTAGCTGCCCGAGCAGCCGGATAGAACAACGAGCCCGGCGCGGAAGTGCGCTATGTCGTAGCCTGTCATGGTAGGGTGGTAGTGGAACTGCTGCCAACTCTTGGTGACCGCAAGATTTAGATTGCGGTATCCCTCGGTGTTCATGGCGAGGATCGTGAGATGGTACTTTGTCTGGGCTGGTTCCGCGAACGCGCTCTGAGTATATGCCTCGATACCGAATATGGGCTTGATGCCGCCAATCTTGAGGGCAGCCTTCTCCGCGCGGAAGTGACTTGAGGTATTGCCATGTTCAGTAAATGCGAACGCGGTGTAGCCTAGTTCAGCCGCTCGCTGGAGATGTGCTTCCGGCGTACCGTGTCCGTCGAGGAAACTGTACGTTGTATGGTCATGTAGTGGTACGTATTCCATCACGCCTGAATAATCGCTTGTTTGGCTTGATCCGAGAGCAGCAGCTCGATGAGATCGTATGGAGAGATGGCATCAACATTCGTTTGGATGGATGCTATGAAGATGACGAAACCGACTAGATGAATTGGATGTACATAGTACATTATCGGTTTGCCCGTGACGGCGTTGGTCGTTATGCCCCCTAGTAGTGGCTCTTCATATACCCTGAAGCTGGTGCTTTCGACTTCACGCACCCGTCCGCGTGCTGGTCCGTCGACCACTAGTACCATGCTGTTCTTGCTCATGGCATCCACTTGCTAACTGTGAACGTCGGCGTCCAGAAGCTGAGGGGCCATAGGAATATCGAGATACCGTACTGGACCCAGCTGTGTAGTAGGTGACCGCCGACGACGTTGCCGGTTGGGAGATGTGGCGGGGCTGTGTTGACGAATACGCCGATGAGGATGTAGACAACGATGAAGAGGCCGAACTTTGAGAACAGCGTTCTGAAGTAGATCATGATGTAAACTCCGATGGGGTAGCGGTCGGGGCAGGCGTGCTCGGGGTGCCGGACGGTGACAGCGTCGGGCTAGGGTCCGGTACCGGGCTAGGCGAGGTATTCAACGCTATCGGCGTGGGCGTAGGACGCGGTACGGTAGCGCGGACGGTACCGGGACCGGGGGACGCGCTACCGGGCGCGGAGGACGATACCGAAGCGTAAGCAGATCGATGGCGAGCGTACCAGGAATTGGAGCTATCGTCGTACCCCGCGCCCGGAGGCATTGCATGCATCCAGGTAGGCGGGGCGGGCACCGGCCCTCTCAGATGCACAGATGCCCGCCCCTTTGCTGGCTGGGTGACTGGAGTGTTAGGCTGAGCGGGATGAATCGGCGAATTCACGCTCGCTCTGTACGCACTTGCGACGGCCAGCGACAGAAGTGCTAGAATGACCGTTGCCAACAGCAGCACAGCGGAAATCGGGTGCTGCTTGTACGCATGCCTAAAGTCACCCAGCCAGCGTTTCATGTCTATTCCCTGATCTGCTTCCGCCTGAGCTTGATAGCGCCTGTTAGCTGGTCTAGGTACTTGTCCCAGGACCCAGCCTTGATGGATTGTAGCGCGCCGAACGCGAAGCCTGAGCTGTCGTTTTCGTGCCGGGCGATCTGCCAGCGAAGGTAGACTACCAAGTCGAGCGCCTCGCGGTAGGCCTGCCCAATTGGACCGCCCTCGACGGGGTCATCCTGTGTACCGGCGTAGATGGCGACTCCGTAGGTGGTGATGCCATGACGCTCGCGCTCCTGAACATCCTCGATGACCATCTGCTGGACGCTCTTGCCGGCGACTTTGAACCAGTTTTCCCCGGCTGGCATTTCTGGGTCGGCGTTACTTGTCATCGGACATTGCCCTTCTCATGAGTATGGCGTGCTTCTTCTGGATCGCCGCGTCGAGGTCCCATCCCCAGAGGTGCGCGAGGGCGAAGCAGGTGATAACGGTGTCGGCGAGTTCCTCCTGTACCTTTTCACCTGAGCCTTCTGTTTCGTCAGCGTGCCGGTGGAGGCCCTGCCACTTGAGGTATTCTTTGGGAACCTCACCGGCCTCTTCCCAGAGTTTCATTAGGTGGTACCAGTCTGGCATCGGCCCGCGCTCGGCGTTCAGCCGCATCAGGTAGTCGAGCGCGATTTGCTCGTATGTGTACCGGCCGTGCCGCTCTGGTAGACGAATTGAGCAGTCGAGGCAGAGCATGTAAGTTTCGTAACTGGATGGATTATCCGCGTCGTGGTACGGGTTGGGCCGGTATTTGACGTCCGGGGTGATATTGCCGCATCGGACGCAGGCGATTGTTTCGGGACTCATCACAGCGCCTTGATTGGGTGAGTACGGCTGTCCTCGTTAGCCCACGGGAAGTCGCAGGTTCTGTCGACTCTCTCTGGTCCCTGGAAGGTGCATTTCTTCAGCTTCTCGCAGGTGATCTTGACGTGAGGTTCTAGGTACGGGTGAGACTCCACTATGAGCTTGCCCATCGCCCGGACGACCTTGACCATCTCGGCCTGGAACATGACGCAGGCTCGGTATGCGTACATCTCCAGGAATGTGCGCAGACTGTATTCGCACATAATGAAGTTGGTGGTGCCTTCAGGGAGAATGTAGCGCGCATCCTCGTACGGGATGTCCTGCTCGATGGCCTCATTGTATACTCGGTGCGCCGCGCGGAGAACGCCGATCCACCTGTCACGGAGGCTCTTATCTGTCCATACCGATTCCGGCATGCGGAACTCAGGATGGTCGCCGTACCAGCAATCACGCTGTGATTGCTGCTTGAAAGCGGCTTGGCGGGTCCGGACGAGCTGATGCGTGAGTACGCGGGACGCGCCGCGTACGGCGAACTCAAATCGGATGTCTTCAGCGCTCTGGTAGGCGAGTCCGCCCTTCATGAACGCGCCGAATTCATCCGCGTTGAGCATCGAGTCGGGGGCACCGCGGCTTGCAGCGCGGGCGTAGCGGCTGATGATGTCGAAGTCCATGTCCGCGAAGTCTCGGATCAAGGCGACTTGAAGGCCGTCCTCGCCGATGCTGATGATCCCGTTGTCGGATGGGCTCGCAGGTCCATCGTCATTACTGCGCCGACGGCTGTCGGCATGGAAAGTCTCATCGCGAGGGAGCCTGTCATCGTAGGCTCGTGATGGCCTGTAGTCTTTCATGATTGCCTTCCTGTTAGAGGACGCGATCCCACACGGGCTGCCGTTGCATCGAGAGGATCGCGTCGCGTACTTCATAGTAGGCAGTGTCAACCCATACTTGATTTTTCCATGCGCCGAAGCGGCCGGTGCCTAGGACGTGAGGGTAACACGTACAGTTGTGCCTGATAGGCTTGCGGATGGTGAATGGTTGCTGCTCTTGGGGAGCACTGCCCACGAGCCACTCCGTGCAGCTGTTGCCCAACAACCACGCGGAGCGGACCCATGGATAGTCGTTGCCGGCGTTGAAGATGGTAGTGTCCTCGGGCTGATCTGGGTAGGACGTTCCCATCGTGATCTCGACGGCCTTGAATTTGAACTGATGTAGGGTACTCGTACACAGATTGTTTAGCGGCGCTGTGTTCACCACGAGAGCGAACTGCTCATGCATATATTTCAATTGTGAAGGCGTGACTAGTTCAGTTCGCCGGATGGTGTGAAGGTCCGCGCCGGTCATGTAACGGTTCCACATGAGGTCGTACGCCTCGATGTGCTTCCAGCAGTGGTAGCCCTCTTGTAGTATGTCGCCGTTGATGCCGATGTTGATATCACCGTAGAGCTTGTAGCGGTAATCGAGTATGGACCCGCCGATGACGATCTGCCTGATGTACCCGTCCGGGTGATCGGTCGTGATACCAGGGATCGGCCTCTGCAGGACGAGCGGCCCACGCTGAGGCGATTTGACGCCAGGCGAGAATATCACGACATCCGCGCCTAGCCCGCGAGCGGCGTGTACCGCCGCGAGCCCGGCTGGTCCGCACCCGATTACTGCTACTTGCATCAGTACTGCTCTCTCTCCGGTAGATTGTACTGCCGACGCCACGACATTTCCATAAGCTGCTGATGTAGCTCGTTACGTATGCGGGCTACTTCAGCGAGCATTTCGTCTTGGCTAAAACGGCAGTTCCTCGTTGCTGCCGTATCCGCGCCGATCGCGGTCTGCGGCTCGCCCGGCTGCCGCCTTGTTGTCCCGAACCCGCCCCCTGGTGGTCTCCCGCGCTGGAGCGCGACTGTTGGTACGGGCGGCGGGACGAGTCGTGGTGGTACCGCGACGGCGTTGAACTGGAGGCTCAGGCTCTGCTTCCTCTTCGGGCTCGTCCTCGTACTCGTCTTCTGCATCGTCGTCATACTCGTCGTCGTCGTCCTCGTTCTCATCCGGCTCGGGCTCTGGTTCGGCACGGCGGCGGGATGCTGCGGCGGGCTTGGCGCGGGCTGGCCGGCGGGCGGGACGCTCTTCTGGTTCCTCATCTGCCTCCGGCTCTTCGAATGGGAGCCAGCCGTCCCAGTCGACCTTCGCCACGAGGTCGCCGTCGAGGTTGCGATCGCGCTTGATGATTACCCGGCAGAGGGCGTCGTCGCTGCCGACTTCCCAGTCGGCGATCGAGTTGATAGGCGTTCCGACGTTGTCGTCTTCGACCTCGACATCCATGCTGCTGAACACGTCGTGAGTCGTGAGGTCGAAGTTGGTTAGGAATGCCATGTACCGGCGCGCAGACGGCTTGCTCCAGGTAAGCGGTTCCCAAACGGGGAGCCCGTTGAACTCTTCGTATTTACCGTCGTTCTGCTCCGCGATGAGCAGGAGCTTGGTCTGCTGGTCACCGCCGCTACTCAGCGTCATCCAGGCTTTGGTAACCCGCATGTTGAGTGGTGTACCTGTCTTGGGGATTTCGCCGAGATAGTTCTGACGACGCTCGCCTGGGTCGTACGGTGCGTCGAGCGCCTTGGGATCGAACTCGGTACGCTTGAACTTCATTTTGGCCATGATAGATTGCCTTCCTTGCTATGCTCGTGCCCTAGTTTCTGAAGTTTCTGCTTTGGCGGCCTTGCGGACATCTGGAGGTATCGACATGATGTCTGTGATCATGTCCTGAATTATGTCGAACTCGCCGTCCTCGATCACCTCCCATGGCGGTAGAGCGCGGTACCTGTCCTTGCCGAAGTACGGCGGGAAGGTATCGTTGGTTATGATGGCCCGGCGTGGATCGTCGAGGTTCTTGCGCTTCTCCACGCGGAGGCAGGATACGATGTCCATCTCCGCGCAGTAGTTGTTGGCAATGGTATAGTCCTTGCCGACGATGTTCGGCAGTACGATTGACTCGCCTTCAGGGTCTTCCTTGTGCATCGAGGTCGCGATGAAGATCGAGTTGTACGGTGCGTCGATGATTCGCTGAATGAACCGCAGGAACATGCGCTGCCACTTCTGGTGATCTTGTAGTTGCGGTATGTCAAGGTCGCGCGACTCATTCTCTTCATGCTGGACTTCAAGCCACCAGCGAATAAGTAGCTCCTGCATCTTGGAGCTGCTATCGACGGTGAGCCAGTCGTCGGGAGTTAGGTTCTTGTCGGCCCAGTCAAGGCTGGCCTCGACATATGGCCAGGAGGGCGCGCGGAGTAGCTTGGCAGTGGCGCCTACTCGCTTAGCCGCGACGATGCCCTTCTCTGTGCTGAGAATATGGTTGTTCGGGGCGAATGCCGCGAGGACAGTTTTGCCTACGCCGCTGTTGCCGAATATGCACCAGTTGACAGATTCGTTGAAGTCCTGCAGGTCCTCGGGGTGAACTGTTATCTTGGGGACTTGCGAGTTGACAACCCTGAGGTTAGTTGCTGGTCTCCGTTCCGCTGCCGTCTTACGCTGGGTCGGTCGTCGTGTTGCCATCGAGAGCCTTTCCTATTAGTTGCTCTTCCTGCCAGTGGCCTACGAGCGTTAGCGCTTGTGGCAGCTGGCACCTAGTGCACCGTACGAGAACATTAGTCTGGGCTGATGCGAACGGCATTGCCGGCTTGAACGGAGCGTTTACCCCGAGCACCACCCAGTAGTGCTCGCACAAGCCAATTTGTATGCGATCAAGCATTTCAGCTACCAGGCCGCGAGCAGCCTGATATGAGTCAGATTGCTGCTCTTCTGCTTGCTGTGTCTCCTGGTTCATCCTGCTGCCGACTTCCTGTCGTCGCCGTATGGGTTGACTACTGTATAATGGAGGTCCCTGAATTCCTGCCACGCGGTACCTCCACGCTCGTGGAGGCGGCACATGTCAAAGAATGGGCAGGATGGGCACATGTCCGTTATTGACTTGAGGATCGGTAGCTCGCCGGAACGCATCTTGTTCATGACGGTCACCTCGTCGGCGATGCGGCGTATTTGCTGCTTGACCTCGCGGGGGCTGCGATCGACAAACTCGCGGATGAATGCAGGCGGAGGCTGACGCTTGGAAATGCTACCGTTCTTGTTAAGGTATGCGCCCGCGTTGTTACGCTCGCGCCGGTCAGGCCGGGACTTGCGAAGGAAATTGTAATTTATGCCCTCGATATGCTCACGCTTGCTTAGAATACCCTGATGACGTAGTACGAGAGTGGCTACCGCGAAGTATGCGCCCGCCTGATCATCGAGCGGTAGGTGCTGTAGCTTGATGGATGCGGCAGTTTTGTGTTCTAGGAGTTCAATGTGGTTGAATTGGTGGTTGATAGCAACGCCGTCGAAGCGGCTACGGAAAATGGCTATTACTTGACCTTGCTCGTCGACGATTTCAATTTCAAACGGCTGCTCAATGGCGAGTATCTCAAGCTTGGGGTCATCGTCGTAAACTTCGAGATAGTGATCAAGCATCGCGATGCCCAGTTCTGTTGCTTGCTCATAGACTGGCTCATCGAACCACTCGCGATCGTGATCAGCGAAGTTAGCCTTGATGTAGCGTATCTCGCCTTCAGTCCAGTCTTCCCAGGTGTCAGCAGGGACAGCGCCCCGGTCGAATCCCTCGCCATACCAGTTTGCCAGGGCCTCATGAATGCCCAGGCCGAACCAGAGTGCAGAGGCGGGCTTCTGCTTCGACTGCAGCCCGCAAAGATACGCCCATTCCCAGCGTTTGTTGCAGCGCCTGAATGCGGTGCGCTCACTGGTCCTGAGAACTGGGGGTTTTGGTGCTTTCACCTTTGGTGCCTTCCTCGATTTCCGCTAGTCCTATCGTACCCTAGTCCGCGAGGTACGTCTAGCCCCTTATCGGTATCGCGTACGAGCGGCGTGGGCCGGTATAACCCTCCGGTACCGGCCCACGCGCCCGGTCGCGCCGTAGGCGGCCTAGGCGATCTTGTCGCCCTCCATCATCTGCCAGATGTCAGTCTGGCCCTGGGGACGGCCAGCAACTCCGGAAATGGGACCAGATTGTCCCTGGGAACCTTTTGCGTTCATATTCACCTCCTGATAGCCCTAGTAGTTGTAGGGCGGGCACCTGAACCTCTGTGGCACCCAGGTGCCCGCGTCTGTGGGCTTAGAGCTGCCACCAGTAGGCGCTGTTGGTGTACCAGACATCGGTTGGCCAGCCGACGATCGGATTACCCTGAGCTATCCGGCCTGACTTGTTGGCCAGCCAGTCGCCGTTGGCGTTCTCAAAGGCGGTGTAACCGTACTGGGTACCTGCCGTGCGGAACGCCTGGGAGTTGTGACCGTTGCATGCGTATAGCGTCGCGTTCTGCTGGTGTAGGTCGCCTGGGAGATCGACACAGTAGTTGCCGTGCGACTCGTTACCCTGAATTATGTCCACCCACCCCGGCCCGTAACTGGACGCGGTAACGTACCAGTCCTGCGAGATGAGACTGTTGTTGCATGGGTAGAGCTTGAGCGGGGCTCCGTTGCTAAGTGCGGTGGCCTCGACGCACCATCCGGTGTTCTCGCCGCTCTTCCATGGGAAAGGTCCTGATGCGTGGGCGCTGCTGGGCGCAAGGAACGCGAAGCTGGTGATGGCTATGATGGCCGTGATCAGGAAGGCGAGCTTTCGTTTCACTGATGTTTCTCCTGCCCTAGTTGTTTTGTTACGAGACGGATACCAAGGATCGCTTGGGCTCCGGTGAGTCAAGCTCATATTTTGGCTTGGCCCAAACACCACGGAATGGCCTTCTGTAAAAGCATTCCCATGAGTATGGCTTGACGCCTGCAAATGCGGCGATGAGGACTGAGCCGGGGCGCATCGCGTCATGGACGGAGCGCTCCCATTTGGCCTCGAAGATGTCGTTCTTGAACGGGCGCGCGATGTATACGATGTCGAATGCTGACCAGATTGGCTGGTTGTCGAGGTCGCCAAGATCGCGTAGCTCGCACTGGACATCCAGTGCCTTGGCTTTGGCGATGTAGTCAGGGTTGATCTCGTAGCCGTACTCTGTGAGCCGGTACTTGTGCTTGGCGAGGTAGAGCTTGGTGCCTATGCCAGAGCCTGCTTCCGCGAGTGAAATTGGGCCGGGACTATGCGAGTCTGTTTCATGGAAGTAGTCGTAAGCGACACTGAGCATGATGTCGAACTCGGCAATTTCGAGTGGGCTCCAACGCCAGATGACAGGATCGGGCTCGGTGGTCTCGCGCTCTTTGAGTAGCTGGGCCATTTCCATCTTGTGAAGTTCTTCAAGCGTTAGTTGCTTGTCCATGCTTGCTCCAAAACCGGAACGCCCCATCAATCGCATGGGGCGTTCCGGCGTCCTCAGGTTGGGCCGCTACTTGCTAGTAGGCGGCGGCGGGGTTGTCGTCCTCGGCGGCGGCTCGGCGCTGACGACGGCTGGTACGTGCCGGCTTGGCCGGCTCGGGCTCGGCCTTGGCGGCGGGCTGACGGCGACCGGAGCGGCGAGGCGCAGGTGCCTCTTCGGGCTCGTTGTCCTCGTCGGTCTCGGGCTCGTTGTCCTCGTCCTCGTCCTCGTCCTCGATGTCGAGGTCGGGCTCAGGCTCGGGCTTGCGTCCCCGGCGAGTGGGCTTGGCCTTGCCGGTGCGCCGAGTCGGCTGCTCTTCCTCGTTGTCGTCGTCCGGTTCCTCGACCTTGTTACGACGGTTGCGGTCGTCCTCGGCCCAGAAGTCGCTGCGCTGGAAGTCCATGCGAAGCGATCCGCCGAGAGCGACTGACTTGGGGTCGAGGTCGATTCCGACGACATCCTCCAGCCACTCGTGGAACGCCTCCATGGTTGGCGTGATCTTCTTGTCGGCGTAGACGGTGTAGTCCTTCTCGCCGTTGAGCGATGCGGCTGGCTCGGGCTCGGGCGCTGCCTGGCGCCTTTGGGTAGCCCTTCTTGCTGCTGGCATTGTACTCACTCCCTAGGTAGTTGAATGCCTTTTCTCAAGTATAGCGTACCGGATGAAAATACGCTAGTACCTTTCGGATATTTTCAGGATTATTTTCTTGTCAGCTATAGAGATCATCCACGTCGATGTCGAGTATCTCTGCAGCGTACGTAGCGTAGCCGGCCTTTGGAGTTGCTATCCCGGCCATCCACCGGGCGATGGCGGCTACGCTCGCGCCCATCTCCTCAGCCAGCTCCGTCGGTGTCATGTTCGCATCATCGAGCGCCTTGATGAACGCCTTCCGATTGAACACCGGAGCTGGCTGAGGCTTCGCGGCCGCAGTCATGGTTTAGTTGTCACCCCCTCCGTCCTCATCGAACATGTTCTTGAGGAACTGCTCTACCTCGTCCGCGCCCGGTGTGGTGAGCGCGAGGTACTCGCGGTAATCCTCAGGAACAATGGAGTGCGGCAGGAGAGCCGGCACATTGTATGCTTCCGCGATCTGCTTGAGTTGTGAATGCGGAAGCGTGAATACCGTGTCAAGCAGCAGGATCGCCGCTACGCGGGCGTACGCTGCGCGGAAGCCCTGCGATGCGGGAATCACGCGCCCGCCTAGCTCCACGACCCCGAGCACCGGCCCCCGGATCGCGTAGTTGCCCTGTACGATCTCGACGCCAAGGTATTGGTTGATGACCTCGATGCTCGTCGTCGCGTAGATACCGCAGGCGCAATCTTTCTTGGGTATCGGGCCATGATCCGGGTTAGCGGCAGCTGCGGCGGCGCTCAGGTCGAGACGACCGCAGTGAGCCACGAGTGGCTTGGTACCGTCTGGCCATCCGCCCTGTCCCTCCGGGTCTGCGAGCGCGCGGTGAATCCAGCCGACGCGCCGGTATGTCATCTTGGGTCCGCCCGCCTTGCCGGTGAGGTCTGGCGCGTTGATCGAGAGCAGCTTGCCCTCGTCGCTGAGCCGCCAGGTGCGGAACGCGAGCGCGGTCGTCGGTACGTCCGGAACGCCATCCGGCTTGATGTCGTCGCCGATCTGGTCACTCATGTCAGGGCCTTCAGTTGCGCGGGCTCGGGGATCGCGACGGGCTCAGGTGCTGGGAGCGGCTGCTCGACCGGGACTTCATCCGGGTGCATCGGGATTGGCATCTCGACTGGCTCTTCCTCTTCGCCGATGTTCATTGCTTTGCCTTCCGTTCGTTCTTTCGTTTATTCGTACGGAACACCGGGCCGGGGGACCGTACGAAGGAACTAATTAACTATCTGTACCTTCGGGACCGTCGATGACGACGCGAACCTCAACGCGAGGCCTGCCCTTGCCCTTCGGGCTAACCTTGCGCTTCTCGATGAGGCCCTGTTCCTCTAGGTCCTCGATGATGATCGAGGCGGTGTCATTGTTCTTGAGCGCGTTGTTGGTAATCTCCAGCAACGGCGTCCAAGCCGGGTAGCGCTCTAGCAAGAAATCGAATACCTTGCCTTGCGCCTTCGGGTTGATCTTCGGCTCCGGGTCATCCGGCACCGAGAATATGCGGCGAGACGATAGGGCGCAGAACTCCCACAACGCCATCGCTGCCTTGATGTGCGGCCAGTCAATCTCGTTGGCCTCGTCCGCGAGAGCGTAGGCTAGGGCTAGCCTGATGACCTGAGTCTGCCCCCGCGCTGTGTACCGCTCGAAGTCCTCGCCGATGAAGTCGGCTAGTTCTTCGATCTCAATCTCGATCTGCGCCTTCCAGTTGTCGGCCACGTCGTCGGCGATCCGGAACTTGTAGTGTGGGGCTACTCCGCGAATCTTCGCCAGCTCGGCGGAAATCGGGTCGGTGCCGTCGAGGATGTTGTCCCACGCGTGGTTGATCGCTGACTTGATTTGCTCTGCGAGGTAAATCTCATCGGCGTTCTCAGCGAACGGGTCAGCGTTGGTCTTGCGGCCGGGCGCGCTATAGACGTAGAGCATCCGGCTCTCTAGACCGCCGCTTAGCTTCTGCAACGCAGTCAGCTCGGCCGGGGTGATCATCCCGATCATGCTGATATTATGCTGCGTTGACATGAGCGGCTGCCTGCTAGCCCGCTTGCGGCTTAGCGGCTCGCCGTCGTATGCGGTTCGCAGCTGCGAGCTGAACCTTGGCGTAGCCGTCATTGTCCTGATCAGGCGGGCGAACTCTGTCTCCAGCACGAGCAGGCGCGGGTCGCCGGTAGGGCTGTCCGCGACTAGCTCGATCATTGCCTCCGGAGACTGTAGGCCCGGCTCGATCCGGCCTGCTGACCATTCGGGCTCGGACGTGTTGAACAGCTTCCTGACTGCATTGAAAGCTGTTCCCTTCCGGCCTCGCGCCCACTTGCCGACGATCAGGGTGAAGATCCTTGCAGGCTCTTCGTGACCGTAGAACAGGACGTGTGGCTGTCGTCCGATACTGTTTCCGAACATAGTCAGAAACATTGTTAGTACGCTCGCGGGGTCCGCGCCCGTACTAGCAGAGAGCGTCCGGGCTACCTCGCCCGGAAGACCGTACAAAGCCTCGCTCGGTAGAACGGGCCTCAGCAGTTCGCTTCTCGTAGTTTCCAACTTGTTCCCTCCCTTCCGTTTATTCGTTCCTTAGTACGAGTATACCCTATCGTACGAGCGGACGAAACCCCCTTTTCAGATTGACTTTTCCGGATCGGTGTAATTGGAGTAGTGGGGCCGGGATGGCGAAGGACTAGAACGCGACCGGCCCCACTACATCTATGTACGCTGAGCTACCAACTCAGCGTACTGCGGAAGAACATCGATCTTGCCCGCCATCAGCTGAGCACGCTGTTCTTCCGTAAGTCCTGCTATCTCCTCATCCATGGTGCCCTCGCCGCGTAGCCTGTAGATCGTGAGCTGATTACGCTTGGCAAGATTCTGGATACGGTTCTCTGTCTGCTCTATGACGTGCCGGGTCCACGGCTCGTCTATTATGATCATCTCGTCTGCCGCGCTGAGGTCGATAGCTTCGCCGCCCGCGAACATGTTGATTAGAGCTACGCGGGGAGAGCCGTACATGAATGCGTCCTGTGCATGATCTCGCTGAATGCCCGTCGTCTCTCCGGTGATGGTAACGACTTCCCATTTGGCTTTGCGTATCTCATTGGTAAATAGATTGACGATCTTGGTGTACTGGCTAGCGATGACTACCTTGCCGTCAAGCTCGCGCCTTTCCTCAAGGAAATCGAGAATCCAGTCTAGCTTGCTGCTCGGCAGTATCGGAGTGAAGTTCCCCTCTCGATCCATCTTGCCGTAGCAGGTAGCGAACTGCTTGAAGCGCGTGATCTCCGCGAGTACGCCGTTGGCCATAACGGTACTGCCGTCGGCTAGCCTGGCTAGGCCGTCCCGCTCGATCTGCTCGTATGCCTTGCGCTGCTTCTCGTCTAGCTCGATGTAAACCCCGACCGGCCCGTCCGGATTACCAGTCGGCGGAGTCCCCGCGTACTCGATTGGCTTCAGCTGAGGCGCGACCTCGGCCTTGGTACGGGCGAGATAGTACGGGCGTAGCATTGCATTCCAGGCCGTCTCGTCGCGTAGCTCACGATTGACTATCTTGCTCATGCCCCAGCCTGGAGTCGTGCCAAAGTATTGCTCGGCAAATTTCCAGTAGCTGCCGAATAGGTCGGGCCGCGTCCAGTTGAGAGTGCCCCATGCACGGTCGAGCCGCGAGCGCCAGGGTGTGCCGGAGCTAGCTATCTTCAGCCCGCCCTCCGCGATCGGCAACCTGACTGCGCCCAATCGGATTTGCGGGATATTGTCGCTAATTTGATGCTTCGAGCTGGCGAGGGCGTTATGCGACTCATCGATGACGATCGCGTCGAACGGCTCGCCCTCGAATAGCCGAGGGTACTCTGGGTACTCGACCGTTC